GTATTGTTATAAAGAGCTTGGAAGCCAAAAGCATCATTAGGCGTACCGCTTGTATTATTACGCAATGAAGCATAACCAACGGATGTATTGTTGGCTGCAGTATTTGCATACAATGAACGGAAACCTACGGCTGTATTGTAATTAGATGTTGAGTTTGTGTATAAAGATTCTGCGCCAAATGCTGTATTGCTAACCCCAGTAGTATTTCCATTTAAAGCCCATGTGCCTACACCAGTATTAGCTGCACCTGTAGTATTTAATTGAAGGGATTGATAGCCAACAGCTACGTTGTTTGTACCTGTAGTATTGCTATATAAGGCTTGGTAGCCGAAAGCGTCGTTTGGTGTGCCTGTGGTGTTACTTAGTAACGCATCACGACCAACAGCAGTATTATTTGAAGCCGTATTATTGTTTAAAGAGTTTTGCCCAACAGCAGTATTTGATGTGCCAACAACATTAGAATATAAAGAACCTCTACCTACGGCAGTGTTTTGTGAGCCAGTTGTATTAGATGTTAATGCTGTATTCCCAATAGCTGTATTTTGTATGCCAGTAGTATTAGCCGCCAAAGCACTTAAACCAGCCGCTGTGTTAGTTGTGATGTTACCGCCGCCGAAGCCAACGGATAATGGTGAGGTGATAACTGAATCCCCATTGATAATAACAGACATTATAGTGCTCCTATCGCTTTAATATATTCCATAAAATTACCACTGTACTTTTTAGTACCTACGTGGTTACAGGTCATTGTTGGGTCTACAAATACTTTTCCGCCAAGGTCATGCCACTTACGGCAAAATACAATATCTTCCGACACTAATTGTCCGTCTTGCACTTGAATGTCAAACACCATGCGGCAATTGCGACCTTCGTTTGTGTATTCTGTCGATGCATCCCATACCTTCTTGAGCGCATCTTTTGAGATTTTTAGAAATCCTGTAGGTAATCCATCCACCTCAATCAAGCCATTTTCCTCTAGCTTCATGCCATCTTTAAGCGCATGCACTGGGAATTGTGGCTCGTCAGTCTTTTTAGGATACACACCACCTACAACGGGCTCAGAGTACTCTAATAGCTTAAATACCCATTCAGGGTTCCACTCAACGTCAGAGTCGATGAAGATTAAGTCGTCAAAGTCTTCCTCTAATGCCAAGCGTACAAGGTCGTTACGAGCGCGTTGAACAAGAGAGTCATACGCCATATATACAGGCACTACAATCGTCTCTTTTTCATACGACATACGAACAGTGTTTACTAAAGCGTTAGCAAACCATACGTCTACTCTGCCATCGTAAGCAGGGGTACCGATCAGGACTTTACGCATTAACTTTAGCCTCTAGTTCTTTAACGCGAGCTGATAATTCCTTAACAGCGTTGATGAGTGGTTGAATAAACATTTCTCGGCTAATTGCTTGAGTACCGTCACTTTGCAATGACCAACCTTCAAATGTGTCTACGCCTACTTCATCTAGTGCGGCTTTAACTTCTTGTGCCAATAGACCATGCATGACCACTTCCGTGTCCATTTGGTTTTCTTCGTTATAGCTTGATAATTCTTCAGGCACTTCGTAGCTTGGTTTCCATGTATATGTTACTGGACGTAATTTTTCAATAAATGAAAGACCTAATGTGTCATCTTGAATGTTAGTTTTTAAACGCTGGTCTGATACGCGAGTCCAAGTAGCGGCAGAAGTAAATGTTGCGTATACATAGTTAGATGCTTTACCAAGAGATACGGTATTGTCACCTTGACCATTAAATGAAGCTCCAATAACAATTTGGTTTACCCCACCAACCCCAGAAGCATTGACGTTGTATCCAATAATAACGTTATCTGTACCAGTAGTTAAGTTACCGCCAGCCGCACAACCAACTGCAGTATTTCTAGCACCTGTAGTTACGTTATTTAATGCTGTGTAGTAAAGACCTGTTACACCACCACCAACGGCTGTGTTCCATGAACCAGTTGCATTCTCTAATGTTGCATAACCTACAGCAGTATTATCTTGCCCTGTCAAGTTTAACTCTAAAGCATACGACCCCACAGCCACATTTCGTGAGCCAGTAGTATTTAAACGACATGAGTTAAACCCAAATGATGTGTTATTTTGACCTGTAGTATTCGCTCTTAATGCTTGGTATCCAAATGCATCGTTAGAAATACCTGTACTATTAGTATATAACGCAGCGTAACCAACAGCTGTACTTCCTGTCCCAGTTGTATTTGAAGCTAATGCAGCAAAGCCAACAGCAGTCATGCTATCTGAAGTAGAACTATTTAATGCTTGCCAACCAACTGCCACGTTTGATTGCCCAATAGTATTTGAGTAAAGTGCCGTTCTACCAACAGCTACGTTATAAGCACCTGTTGTATTGCTGTATAGAGCTTGGGAGCCAAAAGCATCGTTAGGTGTACCTGTGGTGTTGGCATGAAGTGCATTATGTCCTACAGCAGTGTTATTAGAAGCAGTGTTTGCTACCAAAGTATCTACACCAATAGCGACATTATAATTGCCTGTAGTGTTAGATGCTAATGCTCCATTTCCTAAAGCATTGTTTTGTTGCCCTGTTGTATTATCTCTTAATGCTTGTAAACCAACAGCTGTATTATAAGCACCTGTAGTATTTGACCCTAAAGCCGATGTACCAAACGCTGTATTACTTGATACAGAGCCGCCACCGTTGCCCATGTTCATTGAAGAAGAGGGTAGGGTGACTACCGTTGAACCAGCAGCCGAGGGCGCTTGAAGTGTGACTGAACCACTGACATCACCTGCCACAATAATCGAAGACATATTATTTTACTCCTATAAATTTGCAATTATCCATGTGCCATCTTTTCATTGGGATGATGCCACCTTCTTTGCCACAGTGTGGACAGGCAACTTTTGGGTAATGCTTACCCCTCATTGCTGATATTCTACCTTTGTTTACTTCTAGCAACCGTTGTTTATTGTACTCAGACATCTTTCTACCAATAGCAGCTAAACGTCTTTTTTCTTTTTCCTCGGCTGTATGTACTCTGCCAGTATTGGCTTTTTTAATGGCTTCGATTACATGACTAAGGCATTTCTTGCCTTTATTCCATCTAGTTATTGGAGGCATTCCGCCACCTACAACATGGTTCCAGCCAGTTTGTTCTTTGCTTCTTAATTTACTTTCAAGCATCAAGCAATAGGCTTCTTCGGCAATAACCACAATAGTTTTTACTAAATTATCCCAACCATACTTTTTGATAGCGCTTAAAAAGTGCCTATTCCCTGTCCTAGTTTTATGGTCAGCAAAACGCTTTTTAACGTTATTGGTTACGCCAATATAGCCCTGAGTAAACATATCAGTATGCTCAGGCAAATGAATCCAGTACACGACTGAACTCATTATTTCGCTCCTTTTAACGCTTCTACGTCTGCTTTAAGTTGTTCGATGATGGCTTGTTGTTCTTTAATTGCAGCCACAAGAAGTGGAATAGTATCTGTATATTGAACGCCTAATTTATCTGGGTCACTTGCATCAACCGCTTCAGGCAATACTGCTTGAACATCTTGAGCAATTAAGAAAGCTCTGCGTGTGCCTTCTTCGTCAGTTTTATATTTGCCAATTACTGCACGAAGTGATGATACTTTTTCAGCAGCGTTTTCAATATTTTCAATAATATCTTTTTCACGTTCATCTGAAACAGCAGTCCATGATGTTCCTGCACTAGCCAAATATACGCCACCGCTACCATTACATTCAACATAAATTCTAGTAGCATTCATGTCCATGCCAACTAAACCTTTTCTAGCATTTGAGCTATTATTGAAAAGATATGATGGATATGCACCATTTCCTGATGCTGCCGCTGCTGTAATTGTTGCACCATTCCATGTTGTAGTAGTAGAGCTTTTAACGGTTAAAGGGCTGTCTGAACCAACGGCTGTAGTTCCAATCAACACATTACCACCAGACGAAATACGCATTTTTTCAGCGACGGAAAGATTTACTGTCCTAGTGCCACCAGTTTCTGCTCCCGTATTGTAATTACAGAATTGAATGTCGCCGCTATATTCCCCAATAATTGCTGCGCCACCTTGTTGCCCTGTTCCCGATAAAACTGTAAAAGTATTTGTTGCTGCTCCGCTATCTATCGTGGCATTGTAAGTTAAAGCAGCGCCATAAATACCATTCCCACCATAGTTAGCAACCAAGTTAATGCTTCTTCGTAATCCAGTTGAAGATACTGATAATGCAGGACCACCAGTACCTGTTGCACTTGATGGAGTGGTGTTTCCAACCCCTACGTTACCAGAGGAGTCAATACGCATACGTTCTGTGCCATTTGTAGAAATTCCTAGTGAATTTCCAGTAATCCAAAATAATCCTGTTGAACTTGAGCCAACTCCGACAGCAACATTGTTGGCAACACCAACCCCACTTGAATCAAATAATACTGGCTTTGTAGCCTGTAATTGAACACTAGGACTACTTGTACCAATCCCCAAGTTACCACTTGCATCCATCGTCATGTAGGTTGTACCTGCTGACTGGAAGCCTAATACGCCAGAAGAATCTCCGGTTACTGCTAATCCACCACCCGCGGAAGTTACTGCATTAATCGTCGTTGCCATGTTATATCCTTATAAAACAATCCAGCGACTACCGCTTGGAATTGTAACTGTTACGCCTGAATCGATTGTGATTGGTCCTGTGGTCATCGCATTTTTTGCTGATGGGATTGAGTATGAAGTTGTCACTGTTTGGCCATTCAAGAAGAAAATCTCATCAGCGCCACCACCAGTTGCGCCACCACCTAAACTTGACCAACTTGATCCAGCATATCCTTCATACTTACCAGTAGTTGAGTTAAAACGAATCTTACCATCGGCACCTGTTGGTTGTTGAGCTGTGGTACCTACTGGAATTTTAATTGCACCAGTTGAAGTAAATGATGCATCTCCACCCACAGTCAATGCATTTAAGTATGTTACGGCTTCAACTACATTAACGCCTGTATTATAAACCAACGCTGATGTGCCCGCAGGTACTGCTACGCCTGAACCTGAAGAATTCTTTACCGTGATTGTATCAGCACAACCGTTATTAATTACATAGAATTTTTCAATAGCAGGCACAATAAGGTTTTGTGCGCCACCTGATGTACCTGTCAAATTAAGCCGTAGATTACGTGCTGTTTGGGAGCCGTTAGTGTCGGTGAGCGTTAATGTAACTGTACCACTAGCAAAAGTTACGTCGGCAGAACCTGTAATCGCTTCTTCAATTGCTGTACCTAAGTTGACATTCGTAGTTGTACCCCAGGTACCAGACTGGTCGCCTGTCCCGATAAGCTCAATTTTTAATGCTGAATACGTGCTAGACATATTTTAATCCTTTGATTTACCGCCATTTTATACTTATTGGTTGTCATCTACAAGCACCCAATTAGGTGTCTGCCCATCGTTCACTGCAACCCATAGTGTTGTTTGTGAATCATCAACTGGAGTCCAGTTAGGTGTCTGCCCATCGGGGATAATAAACCAGCCTCTAGCGTACTGTGTTTCGGATAATGTTAAGTAGTTATCATTAACTACTACATTAAATTGTGCAGCAACGTTTTGTGTATTCGTTACCGTTATAGTTTCGGCTCTTGTCACTACAAATGCCGCGTTTACAACCTGTGATTCTGTTAGCGTTATTGTCTCGTCAACAGTGCCAGTATATGCAAAGAACCCTAATTGTTCTTCTGTTAATGTAGTTGATTCATCAACTGTAGCTACAAAATCAGCTAGTACATCTTGATCAGTTGTAACATTTAATACTTCATTTACAAAGACTAAGAAGTCTTGGTCTGAATCCGTATCTGCTGCTAACAACACTACCAACTCAGTCACACTACCTGTAAAGTCAGCTAATACGTCTTGTGCTTCTGTTAGCGTTACTGTTTCATCTACATACCCTAAGAATGTAACTTGGGTACTATATATATCGGTTAACGTAATCCCATCTACAACAGTGCCTACATAGGCAGCTAGGACATCTTGGTCCTCGGTAAGTGTTACTGACTCATTAGTAGTAACCGGATACTCTACATTACCTGTTTGAGCTGCTGTTAAAGTTTCTGTCTCAGTAACATTTACTACAAATGTAGCAACTGCTGTCTGGGCACTTGTTAGCGTTTGTGTTTCAGTAACATTCCCTAGGAATACTGCTAGTACACTTTGAGCTTCTGTTATTGTTAGTGTTTCACTTCTAGCTACTGGATAATCAACTACAACTGTCTGAGCTGCAGTTAAAGTTATAGCCTCGTCAGTAGATACCGCGTACGATGCCCCGCTTAATGAGCTAAACGGTGTTGCTGAAAACGGAGCAAACCCAAACATCTACAACACTACCCATTTACTGCCAGACGGAACAGTGACAGTCACACCTCCAGATACTGTTATAGGACCTGCCGACATTGCACTTGATCCGCTTGGAATCGAATAACTTGTAGCTACAGTTAAGCTATTAACAAATAACCCATTGGTTGCGCTAAACTGAGGAGCATACCCTGTAAGCGTTGTATCTTGAATAACGGCTCTAGCAGCGGTGTAATCACACCATACATCTTTAGTTCCAGCTGAGAAGTTAACTAGGGAACCACTATTAGATGAAGCCAATACAGTTGTTCTGGATAAAGTAGTACCTGAAGAAGTGTAAGTGCCAATACCTACTTCCCATTCAGACGTGCCAGAGCCAGCAATGGTATAGTAAGTTGTATTACCATTACCAATTGCTGAAAATGACTGAAACCCTGTAGCCGCACCACCAAGCGTAATCGTGCCTGTTCCTGTGGTCGTAGTGGTCTCTCGTACCCTATCTTTAAATACTAGAGCCATGCTGGGCTCCTAATTAAGCTGCAGTTGCTGAGTATGTAACGCTTAGTGTATCGCCAGATGTAACTGTCTTGCTACCAGCTGTAAAGTCACCAGCACTAAACAATGTACCTGTTGTATTATCAATCGTAGCTGAACCACCGATGTTGATAAAGCAACCTGCTACAGTACCTGAACCTGTCATTGAGAACACTACTGCTGAGCTTGTAGCAATTACACCACCTGCTGCTGCACCAAATGTAGGTGTCTTACGGTTGCCTGAATATGTAGGAGCGTTAGCTAAACCTACTTCATTCCATGTACCATGTGAAGCTTGAGTATCTGCAACGTCTGGAGTACCTGTGCCTTTTAAGCCCATTACTACTGCACCAGCAGCTACGTTACCAAAGATTGTATCCATAGTTAAGTTCTTACCAACGGTAGTCACTAGATTATGAATATCATCTTTCCATTTAAAATTACCTTGTGCATCACGGCATTCTACTGTGTAGTAGCCTGAAATACTTGTAGCTTCTGAATGACTAGCGCCACGATCAACTGTAGCAGCGCAAACATCAGCCATCTGTACCTTTTCTGTAAACATATAAACTCCTAACTAATACGAATAATGGCAGTATTGGCATCTGCCACGGGGAAAGTAACAGTAAACGTATTTACTGCTGTTTTATCTTCGCCAAAATTTAAAACAGCAACCGCTGCATTCGTTGTGGCATTATATATCAACGCCCCTCTAGTCGTGAAACTAGCTGGACTCCAAGTCACATTATTAAATGTCACGATGGCTGTTGATCCGCTCAAGCTAGGGGATACCTTAGTTAGCGTTTCGCCCCCTGCTGTATATCCAGTGCCTGTAATTTCGCCTGTTGTTGAATATACAGTTGTACTTGCGCTTAAATCAGCGGTTGAATCATATAATGCAATTTTATAGGTGTAGCTAGACCCTGTATCAAAATCTTCTAGACCTTTAAGTACGTTTAATTTAAAAACGTTGCAGATGGTTTGTGTAATCATACAACTGGTACCCTAACTTGGCCGTTACGATATGCATCACGACGGTCTTTACCATCACCCAATTGTTTGAGCAAGAACATCGCTTCATCATAACGTTTTTGGTATTGAGCTATTACATCAGCCTCACCCTTCATGTACGTATATGCTTCCAATAATGAACCATACAATAAGGCAGAATCAAAGTTATTACCGAGCCAAGTAGTACCAGCAGTAACAATAGACTCAGGATAGTAATAATAGTGAAGCTCAACAGTGTAGTTGTTGTCTGGTGTCGGTCCCAAAATGAACGTGTTTTGGTCGAATAGGGCATAGTACTCTGGCAATCCTGTAGTAGTCGGAGCTGGATATGATGCACGAATAAAGTTTACGTCTTTATCTAATAGGTAACTATAGTTACCAGTGCCATCTACTACCGCAAGTGAGAATGTTGCCAACCAATCAGAAGGACATGTTAAATACTTATTCCCTGTGGTAGTTGTGCCTGTCATATTCTTACGAATAGCAGGAAACTGCACCGAGTTGTAAATACGCTGTTCTGCTTCTTTAATGAACGTGTTTATATCATCAGTCTGAAACTGATTCTCGGTGTAGCTTTGAATCTCAGCAACTAGCTGGGTGTAATTCATGTTTTACCTTATGCTAAAGGACCACGAGATGTAAAACCTTTTGTAGCAGCACCCTTACCACGTTGCGCTACGCCAGAAGATTTAACCTCATTTGCACCTGGATTACCCAAGCTTACGCGTGGAGTACCAGTTTTCTTACCTACATCACCAGCTTTAAGTGTATTTGGATCTACATCAAAACCAATATTAGGATTTGCCACTTTTTGTGGTTGTTTGTATTCAGCCATGATTAGCCTTTCTTTTGATTAGCAGCGCGAGCTAAATTACGACCTACTTTTTTCATGTCGATTGATTTAACTGTTGATGCTTTACCACCTTTAGAAACACCACCATCGATAGGTAACTTAGCACCATCAATGCCTAGTTGTTTACCTTTTGTTTTGCCTTTGGTATTGATACCTTGTGCGCCTGATTTGAAAGCCATTTTATTACTCCTAAGTTGTTGTTACTGTTACAGACCCAACGGCAGATACCGCTACCAATTGGTTTACTTCTAAATTGTATGGATCATTCAATCCCACCGGACTCCAACCCCACTGAATAATTCGGCTACCTTCTAGTGGTACACCTGTATCATCTGGGTTTGGACTAGTAGTATTCGTTAACTGCAATCCATCTAAACCTGATTGATAATAACTGTTATCAGGGCGTGGGTCTCTAACTGCTTGCGGATCATTTACTGGCCACATACCCAATTGTAATTGTGGCTGATCTGGTTCCCAACACTCTTGACATACGAGGATATTAACATTTTTAGTCTTAATAACCAAACGTTTAAGCTGTGATAACTTATATCTAAAGTTACATCTATCGCACTGGGCGATTGCAAACTTGCCACTAGAATATTTACTTGGCATGTTATTACCTTATAAACTGCATACGTGGCGCTAAACGAAGCGCCGCTTTCTCACGATCTTCTTGCGCTGCAAGCTCATACGCCTGTTCATATTCTGCTTTTAAATATTGTGAACGTTCAAACGCACCAGGAATTTTAAGGCTTAAATAATAAGCTAAGCCAGCTACCATAGCTGGAAGGAATCGGAATGGTAAATCTTGCATATGCGTACCACCCTCACCTGCGTCTTCAATACGGCGCAGTCTATATGCAACAAACGTATAGTAGTTGCTTTGTTCTGGTGTAGGCCACACATTAATCTGTGGATATTTAATGCCCGTCACTGGATAATTAGCACCTGATTGACGATTTACCCAAACTTGGATTGGTCGTCCTTGTGCGTTTTTGTTTGGGATGGTGAGGTATGTGGATTCACTGATTCGCGTGATGTTGATGTCTGTTTGATTTTGTCCCGTACCAGTACGAACCACATGATCAAGCAAATCAATAGTATCAACCGGAAGATCATAGGTAATTTGTCCTTGCACTAAAGGGATAGTAATTTGTTCTAAAGTCCAAAGATTGATCCCGCGATTAGCCCATTCAATTGTGAGTAAATTGAGACTACGTCTAGCTGTACGTAGATCATACCCGGTACGAAGTTCAGCACCACATCGCTCAAAAGCTTCCTCCACTAGATTATTTAAGTCTAGGTTAAATGTACTTGTACCTGAAACTGTTGTTGTAATCGCCATTGTTTACCACACAATAATTATTTCAAAGATACCTAATGCTATGATTAGGTAATTTTCTTCATCCAGAAGTTCATGCTGAACTCCAAACATTACACCTGATATTAGATTTACTGAATGGAGTTCCATATGTTACTTCCCTAACTGCTTAATTGTGCCACCTTTTTTATATTCGGTAACAAATTGAGGTTTGTCTTTACGCACTATGGTTCTACCCTTAGCTCCAGGCATCTTATCTTTCATGATAGCGCCCATACCGCGAGAAGGTCTCATACAAAGCGTCCTTTAGTTTTACCACGAACCTCACAACCACCACCGCGAGCCATGCATTTGCAACCTACTTTACCGCCTTTTTTGTATCCACTGTAGTCAGTAGCTTTATTTATTTTGGCTTGAACGCTATCTGGATTCTTTTTATCTTGTGCCTTCATTTCGTCAGCAGCTTTTTTGTTCTGCTCTGGTGTGCCGATAATGTACTCTTTAGCTTTAGTTAAAAAGCTTTTTTCTTCAGTTTTCATTTTATCAGCCATGATTAGCACATCTTTCCGCGTGTCTTGCCGCGAACTTCAATACCACCGCCACGAGCATATTTCTTAGCTTTATCATATGCCAAATCTTTAGCTACGCGTTTACCTTCTTTTTCAGCGTGCGCATCACGTTTAGCTGTTGAACCAGCGAATGATTTCTTGCCAGTTTTGTAGTCGTATTCCATTTCTTTGGTAACTGTCTTAGCTACGCCGCCTTTAGCCATTTTCTTTTCTTCCATTTTTTCACCTTTAGCATACTCAGCTGGAGTGATCTTGCCAGACTTAATAGCCTTAGCTTCTTTTACTTCTTCAGCGTATGTATCTTTGCCTTTGAATAATTTGTTTAGTTTAGCCATACCGCCATCCTTAAATTTTTTGCCTTTGTCGGCTTGGTTAAAATCTTTAGCTACAGAAACAGGAATACCTACTTTTTTAGCAAACGCTGGATTATGCGAAGCGGCTGCCATAAGATTTCTTTGAGCTTTACTCTTGCTTGGCATCTTTCTTTTCCTTCTTCGCAGGTGCTTCTACCTGTTTTTCTTGCTTTACTGGCTTCTCGCCATGACCATTTTCGTTAATAATCATATTACTTTCCTAACCAATGTTGAATAAAATAGGTGATAGCTGAACCTAGTACACCACCAGCACCACCTAGCATCATTAGAACTTTCCAACCGCCACGAGCTTCTGCCAATGTTGTATTAATATTAGCCAAGGTTTTTTTAATGTCTTCCATATCTTGGACCAACTTATCCATGTCAGCTTGTAGATGTTTAATCTCAGTCTCATGGACCGCTAACTCTCTTTCGATACTCATTTGCAATTCCATCTTTTTAAAGACGCGGCTTTACGAGTTGGACGGCCTTTCTCATCCTTCATAGGACCAGGCATGCCAGACATACGTGCGCAAAATGATTTACGTCTACCAGCGTCAGCTTTTGTTTTTGGGTTAGGGGCCGGGGCTTTTAGATTCGATCCTGTTGCCTTATTGTATTTAGCGCGACCTTTAGCGGTAAGACCAGCCCCTTTCGAGACTGGTAGTTTTTCACCTCGACCAACTGCTAATGTTGGGTTCTTAGCCATAGAATACAATCGCCGTTGCGTTAGATACAGTAGCGTAAACATTGGTTTCAAACACAACCCCGTTAGCTGGGATAATAACGCTGAAAGGTTCCCCGTTTGCTGCTGTTGGGATTGTCATAATAGTAGTGCCAGAACTACCACCATCTTTTAAAACAATCGATCCTGCAGAAGAAGTAGGGCTTACTAACAACCCACGTACGCGAGTACGGGTAGCGTAAACTGAACCTGTAACAGAGATATTACCTGCCATTACATCCGTTTGCATAGCCATAATAGGCTCCTATTAAGCTGTTAAGTTGTTAGCTTGGATGTAACGAACAGTGATTACGCCTACACCTGAACCTGTGTTTGTTGATGTAACAGCGATCTTAACGTCTGTTGTACCTACATCAATGAACGCGCCAGTACGAGTAGCATCAGTGCTTGGAGTTACTGAAACGATACCTACTGTACCACCAGCAACTGCGCCAGCTGCAGTGAATTTAGTAGCTAGAGCTGTAGTACCAACGCCTAAAGTTGTTGCAACGCCTGTCCATGCAGTTGTCACATACAATGTGATTTCTACGATTTGACTGTTTGCTGGGATTACAATGTTTGTAGCGCCAGATGCTTGAGTAACAGCTGATGATTGGCCCATAACTACTTGACCTACGTTAGCTACGTTTGTACCAAGAGTTGTACCTGTTGTATTGAAGATATTACCGGCACGAATTGGGCCGCTAAATGTTGTATTAGCCATTTGATTTTCCTTGTGTTATAGCACATACCCCCACTTCATCTCTATAACGTCTGCTAGGCCAGTTGAAATGGGTATTTTATTCCTAGACGTGGTTTCTTTATACGCTTTATTTCTACATGTGTCAATAAAAAAGAAAAACCCCGCCGAAGCGGGGCTCTAAAGTGTAGGGTTTCCCCAGAACTTTAATTAAGCGCCTTGTGAACCGTACATACCTAGTGGATCAGACCAACCGAAGCTGTAACGTTCACGTGCTTTATAGCGAACGTTGCCCGTATCGAAATCTCCGTCCATTGATGTAGCTAATGGAGTACGCACGAAGTGTTTCATGCCGTTAGGAACGTCAGTTGTCAAGAACCATGCGTTTGTATCTGTCAAGAAGTGGTTAATTGCATAACCTTCTGGGATAGAACCGTTGTTCTTGATCGCGTTAACGTCGTTATCAGCAGTGCCAACACGTAGTTCTGTTTCCAACAAGCGAGTTGCAACGAATTGCAATGCTGGTGGAACGATCAATTTACGTGGTTTAGCTGCAATCAAAAGACCGCGCTCATCAGTCCAAGCAGCGATTTGAATAACTGCGTTTTCCAATGATGTCTCATTCAAGTCAGCTGCAACAGCTGGAATGTTTGAGTTTGTGCCGCCAGTAACAAGTGGGTGGTTGTTTGCGAACAAAGCAACACCGTCGCCGCCTGGATATGATGCACTGAAACCGTTGTTCAATACATTAGCAGCTTTAACTTGTTTTGTGTACGCCATAGCACGAGCCAAAGCTTTAGTGTAGCGAGCAGATAAAGTGTCATACAAGTTATCTTCTACAGCTTCTTCAGTCAAGCTGAAGCCTAAAGCGATAGTTTCGTGTGTGTAGCGAGCTGTCCAAGCTTCTTGAGCATTGTCATAAGCGATGGCGTTGCCTTCGTTTTTAACAGGTGCTGCTGAGAAACCAGACAATTTTGTTTCTTCTTCGAAAGAACGTTCTGAGGTCTCTGTTTCGTAGATCTCTTGATGTTCTTCACCATAACGTTTGTACTCTAGACCGAACAATGCGTTCAAACCAGGCAATAGTTCTTTGAGTAACTGTGCGCGTGAAATAGCCATTATTTATTCTCCTTAATCGCCAACGCCGGTACCATTGTAGTAGCTATGGATACCAAAGTTAAATTTAACGATACAATCGGTGTATGCATCACCAACAGTAGAGAATGGACCGTTTACGAAGTCAACTAAACGGAATGCGATAGTTGAAGTTGTATTACGTGTTGCCACATCTAATGAGATTTTTGAATCACCAGTTGTTGTTGAGCCTGCAGTTTGGTTCACACCGAAGTTAGAACCTAACATTGTTTGTGTAACAGCATCATCTGCTTGCACTTGGAACAATGTGTCAGGATCATCACATACATATGCCATAGCATCAGATGCTACAGTGCCTGTTGGCCAGTATTGTGCGTTCAACTTGTATTTCAAAGTTGGGTCTGTGTATGTACAACCTAAGAACACACCAACTGTACCAGCTGGGAATGGATCTGCGTTTGTACCTACTTCTGTTACTTTTACAATGGTACCGTCAACACCAATCGCTACAACGTCACCAAAGAAAATGTTAGCAGCATAACCGCTAGCAATTTTGATTTGACGTGTAGAGCCAGCAAATACCTGGCCACCGATCAAGTTAATTGGACGTAAACCATATGGGGCTGCTGTAGTAGCCATAGTTTAACTCCTTATTTAAATTATTTACCTTTACCAAATGATGTTTTGGATGACTTCTGACTAAACAGAGGCATACGTGCATCATTCTCTTTCATAAAGCTATTATCGACAGCTTCAGTTTGAGACTGAGTCTGATTATTGTAATAAGCAGTGCGCTGATCAACAAAAGCTTGAGGTGTCTTACATAACATCAAACCACCTACTTCAACCGCGTCTGGGAAGCGAGTATTAGGATCGATGTAAAGCTTGAGTTCAGGATGTTCCGACAATTTGACGGGTTCCCAACCTTCACGCATTTTTGAAGAAACATTAGTGGCGTCAGATTGACCAGCCATTGATGTTCGAATCCAACGATAAGCCCAACCGGGTTCCTTTGTGATTTCAGGCAGTAGAGCAGCTGGTGCCCATTGTGCTTGACGTTGAAAGGTTTCGCGGGTTTCTAGGTCTCTAGATGTTCTATTATCTGCAGTCATTATCTGTTCTCCAATTTAATTGTCTCACGTGCATATTGCTCTGGGGTCAAACCAAGTTTCTTAGCTAAAGCTAGGGCTGATTTGGATAGATGTACTTTTTTAGGCGCGGTACTACGCGAAGCCGGAGCTACAACGGTTGACGGTTTAGTGCGTTGGGCGGGTGGTTCCTCGTCCAGCGAATCATCCCCGAAATATTCAGGGAAACGTTTGCGCATCGTTTTATCGATGGTTTCATAATACTCATCTGAGGTAGGGTCTGTACCCGCGCGGACTAGCTTCTCGTGCAACCCCAAAGCTAAACTAGTCATTTCCTCATCTGAACCAAACCAGCTGTTCTTATCTTGCCAAGCAAGAGCTTTACGATCTGGTTTTGGGACTTGGGGTCGATCTGGTTGTATATATACAGGAGTTTCTGGTTCTTGTAAAGCTTTTTCGTATTGAGGACGATAACTTTGTGCCTGCGTCAATTTATATTGAGCTTCATTCATGCGTTGTTGCGCATCAATAATGGCATCAGTGTTACCTGCATCATATGCTTCACGGTAATCGCGTTTTGCTATATCCAGATCCTTTTCAGCTGCTGTTGTAACTGCTTGAATATAAGTTTGCTCACCAGAAGAAAGGTTAGATTTTAACTTACGGTTCTCTTCTTGAATTGCTTGAGCAAAACGAATAGCTTCTTCGCGTTCACGAGCAGCTGCTTCTTTTTCTCGGCGTTCGTCGTGATAAACCTTACGTAATTGAGCCATACGTTCTTTTACGCGTTCAGAATAATCAGTTAGATCATCCTTCTCAATCTCTTCTACAATTTCTTTTGGAAGAGGTTTTCTATCACGATCTTGTGGTGGAGTATCATCCACAATATCTACTTCAATGTCATCCTTATCGGATTCGATGGTGATTTTAGTTTCTTCACCAACAGGCGTTACTTCTTTCTCGTCCGGAAACTCGAACTCGTCTTGGTCTAAAGCCATTTACTTCTCCTTTTGCGTTTAATACGTTTGCGGATTGTTATGCACGTTCGTAGCCACGAGGATCTTCGACAACCCCTACGACTGTATCATCATTGATGATTCTAAACTCACGACCATGCACTTTGAAACGAGTACCTGCATAAGCACGGACAAGGACGAAATCGCCTTCCTTACACCATGCCCCTGTAGGGAACTTGTTTTCATCTTTGTAGCAAAGATCGCCTAATGCCATGACGAACAATACTACAGTTGAGTTTTCTTCTACTTGTCTAGTCTTTTCATCTTTTGCTAGTCTAAGTCCATTACCTAAGTCATATTCTTTATCAGCTTGTGGTACTGCACAAAGAATACTCCAACCTTTTGGCTTAGGAAGTTGAGCAGCTTTTTCATAGTCGTCTTTGTCGCCTACAATTGCTTTAATCTCAGCTTCTTCCTGAGCGTCTTTCTTTGCTTGGTCGGCTAGTTTGGACAAGTCCATAGCCTGACCCAAGTTGATGTTAGTCATCAAAATTCTCCATATTTTTTGCAAGGTCTGCTACAAGGGACTGCGCGATGAGGAGACCTCGAACCACACCGGCAGCATAACGGTAATCATCGAAGGTTTTAGCTGCACCTTCCCCAATACTTTCAATCATATTTTTGCGCTGTTCTTCGATTTGTGACATCAAATGTTCTAGCGTTGAATCCATCATTATTTAGTTTCTCCTTCAGGTTTTGCAGCAGCTTTCTCAGCTTGCTGACGTTGAACCTCTTGTTGATGGGCTTGTGCAGCAAAGTCCATATGTTTATGTTGGTTAGCTTGTTCTAGTTGTTTACCTTGATGTTTCAACTGGTCACGCTGCATTTCACGATTAGCTTCATCGTTCATTGCTCGCATGCCAATCTCAGCACCTTTGGCCATTTGTTCAGCAGCTAGACGATCTTTACTTTCTACTGCTTTAGCGCCTAATTGAGCACCAGCAATACGTTCAGCAGAAGCAATACGTTCACGATCCAACTGCAATCTAGCTTGTTCAATTTGAATATCAGATTGTGTCTTCTGAGCTTTAATCTGTAATTCTTGAGCTTTAAGCTGTAGTTCTTGTTGTTGCATTTGAACGAGTGGATCTTGAGCTTGCTGTTGAGCTTGTTGTGCTTGAGCTTCAGCTTGATCTTTTTGTAGCAATTGCTGAGCTGCTTGAGCCAACATTGGAGCCAATTGGTTTTCAATCTCTTCCGGTAGGCTTTCATCTGGAGCTGGTAGAGAAGTACCCAACTGGGCTTCCATTTGTTTGCGGTACGCAAATGCGATGTGCTCGTTGATATGGGCCATAGCTGCAGCTTGAATAGCTTGAGCATTTGGATTTTGACCAACCAACTGAAGAATCTTTGGATCTTCCATCGCTGCTTTATGTACAGCAATGTGAGCTTCATGGTCTTGATTCAAATAAGCTTTTACAGGCTTCATGTTGATGATAGCCATGTTCTCGGTTACTGGATCTTTAGGTTTGTTTTCTTCAATTGCTGGAATTAACTTAGCAATATTCTTCATACCTAATACTTCAAGCATCTGTTTATTAAGCTCTGGCATGTCATAAATCTGTGGATTCTGAGCAGCCATCTGCATAACAGCTTGATATTGAACAACTTTCTGAGCCATTGTTGAAGCGTTTGGATCAGCTACTGGGATAACATCTACATTATCGTAGTCTGAACGCTTAGCAGAACGATCACCTTCTTCTGGATCATATGCATAATCATCAGGAGTGTAGTCACGAATAATGCCTGCAAGTAACTTAAACTCTTGTTTCATAGCGTAATAGATACGCGCTTGAACAGCTGAAGACACCTTCAACGTACGTTCTAGGATAGCTAGTGTTGTACCTACTGGAGCATTTGCTGACATATCAGATACTTGCATATCGGCAGCATTAGCAAACGCCTTAGCTTCTTCAATGATGTTAGTCATCAAGCCTTGTAGTACTTGGCTAGGCTCTTTATATGGTAGAGGTAAGATGTTATCGCGGATAGTGCCTGATGGTACATCTACATCACGGAACTCTGCTGGAGCGATTGGAGTGTCATCACCCTTAACACGCAAGCCACGAGTCTTGAAACCGCCTGGCAAGTTAGCCAATGTACCGGCATCGACCAATTGACGTTGCAACATAGTTGCTGCTTTTACAGAAGCGCCAATCAAATGGATAAAGCCTAGATGGTAGAAACCAAAGCTAGGGATGTAGCCATAATGTACAAAGTGCTGACGTTTTTGTTTAGTCTTGTCGTCTGGGTTCCAGTTACGACGTATAGCCAATACTTCACCAGTACCACGCTCTAGCGTTACAACGTATGGAAGTGCGATACCTGTTAGGTTGCCATCTTTATCTTCATCTTCATAACCAGGCAAGTCTAAGTCAACGTGCATCTCAAGGATATGATAGCGATCGTCCATTGTGGCATTGAAGCCCATCTTTTCAGCGATACGCTTTTCTACTTCATCTAATACGTGCGCAGGCTCGCCTAGATCAATATCACGATAGAAGCCAGCTACTTGCAACTTCTTCAGTTCGTTCTCTGTCTTACGCATCACATGCGTTACACGTGGGGCTGTTTGTAATGAGCTAGCGCCATAAGGTACAACGATGTCTTCTGCTGCTACATAGATCGCTACTTGACGTTCTAATGATGGATCGTAGTACACCTTTTTAAACGCGTTACCAGAAAGGCCCAAGCCCCAAAGCATACGTTCGTGTTCTGGGCGATACTCAGGCATGCCTTCTGTTAATTGGAAGTTCATGTCTTCCTTAACACGTTCTGCGGCATCTTCTTTCTCAGGAGTAATCTTACCGATAATCTGTGTTTTAACTGGACCTGCTGCAGGGAATGTCTCTTGCATAGTTTCAGCTTGGAATTTAACAAGCGCTTCAGCCAATAGTGGGTGGTACACAGCACAAGCGCCTGGCCATGGTTCTGTTCTATCTTCAATCTTCAAACCTAATAGATCAATACCATCTACATAGGTATTTAGCCAATCTTTACGAGAATCTGTATCTGCAGTAAAGTCGCCTAATAGATCACCAGATAGCTGAGCAAGATCGCCTTCTGACATAAAGTCTGCCAAGTTAGCATCAAACTCATCAGGTGTACCTGCGCCTGGTTCTAATTCAATTGTTAGCCCATCTGTATGAATTGAAACACTTTCTGGGTCTTCAATTTCAATCTCTAAGTCTGGCTCGGCTTGTCCAGCTGCCAGCTCCTCGATTCCTTGTGGAGCTGCGTACAACCCCTTGTCCATATTGCCTGCCATAATTTATCCTTTATTTCTTTGTAAGTTCTTCCACAAACCTTTTCAAGTTTGGGTACTTGTCTGCTGTTAGTTCATCTTGATCAAATAAATTTGCACATTCTATGCTTCGTAGAAGGAATAGATCTAGTTCGCTTAGTGTTCCATCTGGGTTCTCCAGACAGTTAGGTCTATCTACAGACCCGAATAACCGCACTATCCTATCCACTTCAGGACCAAACATGTCCGAAACAACTGTGCTATTCTTATCAATACTCTGTTTTTTAAACACATTTGTGCCGTATACAGAGTGTAACCCACCTGCTAACGCCAATATATCATTAGCCCCTACATCTTTTAATATATGGTAGGTTCTAAGTAAATGGTCTGCCAACGTGCCCTTTTTATGTTTCTTTTGCGTAGCTCCAATCTGCACTAGGAAGTTCTTTAGAATCTCCTCAGCTGGATACAACGATTTAGGGTCAATAGACACCTTGAACATTAAGGTTGTTCTAACCTCTGGGCAAATACGAGTTACGCCCTTAGCACAATGCGGGATATTTCCCGGAAATATTGCAGTCCTACCATATTTAGGTAGCACTGATTTAATAATCTCAGTGTGTTCTCTATTATAGAAGTTAGTCTCACCACCCCAATTAGGGTCCCAATCTTCATTTAAATAGACTACACAAGTCTGATCTTGTGTTCGTTCTGTATCTGTATGGATATAACCTTCTACTCCATACGTATGTCTATTAGCATAGCATCTAGTTAATTTAGCTTGACCCCCAAAGAAGTCTTTATTAATTAACTGCCACACCTGCATAAAGTGCTCATTTGGCAATCTACTAGTCACATCCGTAGGATTATTCTTAGTAGTATTCGTCAGATTCAAGTTCCAATGACCAAACGGAATATCCGTATCACTAGGCCATCCATAACTCCAATTGCCTTTATTCAAATAATTCAAACACTTACGTAAAGTGTCCATAGGAATGACATCATCTCTAACGTCAATCATAGGGCATAGAACTTTTGTGATGAGAACCGTTGGTATGAATTGTACTCATCTTCATAGTCGGTATCTATTTTAATAAAGCCACCCTGACGGAACCGCATCAGCGCCATTGTTGTACTATCGACCAAGTCATCGTTCTGGCCTGACGGGAAGTCGTTACACTCCTCAATCACCTCCATAGCCCATCGTTTCTCAGGCGCCCACACGATCCCGCTTCTGAACAAGTCAGATACCGCATTTACTCGTGCAATCTTGTCCTGACCTTTACCAGGTGTGAACTCTCCAACGGGAATACCCATTCGACGCATCTCTTGGTAGAGTGCGGCCCCGTTAGATTTCTTCTCAACAATGAACGCATCTGGCTCCCAGTCCTTGTATTCACGTAACACAAGGTCTTTTAGCTCCGGGAACTCCAGCCGCTGCTTGATACTATTTAATAGTATTATATTGTAATTATTCGTTTCTTCGTTAAAAAACACGCCCCACGTCGTGAGCGCGTTATAGTCAGAACGGTTAGTCTTCTCTTGAGCCGCGTCCAGACTCATGATGATGAACTCGCACTGCGGTGGCGTCTCTTTGTCCCACACCTGCCACCACTCCTTTTTGATGAGCGCACCTTCTTCAGCCACTGGGTTCTGCATGTACTGCGCATTCCAATAACGCACGTCTAGGGCTGCTCGCTTAGCGCGTAACTCTTCGATGCTCCAGAACTCAGGCCACAAGGGCTTCTCTTCGTGAGTCTGTGAATCTTCGATGATGGCTGGAAACTCAACCACCTCCCAATCATCTACACCTTCTTGTTTGACCATCTGGTTGATGATCTCGCCTGTTAGGTCAAGCTTCGACCAACGGGTCATCACTACTATAATAGCCCCGCCTGGCATAAGACGTTGTATAGGCCCAGACTGGAACCACTCCCAAGCAGGCTTAAACACATCAGCTCGCCCAAGCTTAGCATCCTGTTCCGAATGAGGATCGTCAATAATGAAAAGGTCAGCACCCCGGCCAGCAAGAGCCCCGCCCACACCAATAGCAAAGTATTCACCATTATGATTCGTTCCCCATCGTGAAGCCGACTTCGAGTCAGCTTGTAGTTCTACATCCGGAAAAATGTCATGGTACGCATCACTACCCACCAAGTTACGCACACGACGACCAAAGTTAACTGCCAGATCAGCTGTGTGAGATGCCATAATAATCTTTTTATGCGGATACTTACCAAGGAACCATGCAGGCGCAAGATAAGAAATAAGCTCACTCTTCCCGTGGCGAGGCGCAATGTTGACAATAACTCGTTTCTTCTTGCCATTCGCGATGTCTTCAAAGATCTGAGCCAGTCGCCTATGGTGCGCCCCCACCTTGTAGCCTGGGTATACATGGTTAATGAACTCCAAGAATGTATTTTGTCTAGTCTCAACCGCCGTCATGGACTCAAGACTGTTGAGCATCTCTAGTAGCTGTTGCTGTTCTGACTCTGGCAGCATGTCCACATGCGCTAGTGCTTGATTGACCTGCTCGGGGGTGAGCCCTTTAATCTCAGGAGTCGCCATTACTTCAAATCTTCTGGGTCAATAGACCCTAGTTCTGCATCAATAATGTTCGATTCATCCACAACCACTGCATTGTTCCCCAATATCTTGAACAGTTTCGCACGAATCTGCGCTTGGAGCTCCTCTTTGGACACATCCTTCACCACAATCTCAGTTTTATCACTAAATAGACCCACATCTGAGATTTTCCCCAGTAATTCTAGGGCACGAAGCCTATGTCGTGGGTCTGTGAGGTTAGTATCCTCGATCAGCTTGTTGGTCACGTATCTGCGCAGCTGCACAGCCTCTTGCACAACCTGATGGTCATAGTCTGACAGCATCATATATAAGTGTTGCACTGTGGCAGGGGTGTTTAAGTACTTGTTGACCGCCTTTGGGTCGGGGTTTTTAACGTCTGGGTTCGTATACGCGTTGAAAACTTCGCGAGCTTCGTTCTTTTCTTGCGTAGAGACGGGGATTTCTGCTCCGGCTTCGATGAGCATCTTGGCAGTCGCCGCTGCGACCTTGACTCTTTCTGCAAAAGTCTTAGGTTCCTCGGACAAATAGTCGTCCGGCAGGGGTTTTGTAGGATCTGGTATCACTTTAATGGACATTTAAGCCACCTTATTTGCGCAATCTGATTTGCGATGGACGCAATATAACAAAGTTCACGAAGTAAATCAAGCGTTTATAGCTCACAAAGTTCACAAAGTTTACCGAACGGTAATATTTTATGCGTTTTACGCAGATTTATACGGGGTTTTTACTGAGCGGGAAAGGGATACTTTGTTAGCTTTGTGGCACTATGGGCGAAAAATATGTAAACTTCGTGGGTTGCTATATTGCGAATGACGCACTTTTTGCTAGATTTTCCTGGGCAGGGATTATTTGCAGGTTATCTAATACATGCAATCCAGAAACTTTTTTACCTCTAAGTGGGATTATGTGATCTACGTGGTGTGGAATGCCAGTCTCAACTGATATTTGTAAAGCTTTAGCATACAAAGCTCTTACACGCTTTCTATCTTCTTTTGATACCCAGCATGGAATACGTTGCAATTTAGCACAACGGCGACGAGCACCTTTAGCGCGGATAGCCGGTCTGTTTTTGGGGTCTGCATGGTAGTCACGATTGTAAGCCTTTTGTTTTTCTTTTTTGGCTGCTTTTTGTTCGGCCGTTAATTCAACCTTAGGTCGCCCTCGTGTTTGATACTTTTGTTTCTTTTTGCGAGCCTCATACTTTTTGTTTCGTTTGCAAACTAGGCATTGTTGATTACAAACTAATCTAGTAGTGCCGCCGCAATTAGGACATGGTAATCCTTCATACCGTTTTAATCCGGCTGCTTTTGCTCTTAGTCTAGGGGTGTCGTATTTCATGATTTAAATATAACATAATTCGGGGGGTGGGGTCAATTTGATTTTAATTTTTGCGAAATATTTTTTGAAAAGCCTTTTATTTTAGTGACGGGGGGTGTTTGCGTGAGCCGCAAATTCAAAAAATACGGCTCATCATTTACGCTCAGCTTAGTGTAATAGAAAATTATACAGTCCCTTTTTAAATCTTGGGCTATGGGGGTGCGGTGGGCTAACAAAGTGCACGAAATTGCACCTAGTTATAGCCTAATCGCTTGACTTTGTCAGGGATATGCGGTAGAATGTATCTCAGGTCGTGACACTTCGTTGCGACTATATTTAGAAAGGGTTATATCATGACATCATTAAAAGCAAGTAAGAAAGCAATCGCATCACCTAGCAAAGCCGAGTTAGTATTAGACACTAACACTATATTAAGCCTTGCACCAGTAGCAAGCGAAGCAAGCCAAGCCTATGGCTTATATGAGAAGCAAGCCGAGGCAACATTGGCATATCGTGATAGCGAAGCCTCGTTAGCTGATGAGTTTTATACATGGTTAGTGGCGCATAAGCCTGATTATAAAACATATCAAGCGGTTAAAAAACATATCACCACAAGCCTAGCAAGTAGCAAAGGGCGCAAATTTGAAACCGTTGAGAAGTGGCTAAATGCTTATGTTATTAAAGAGGTAAAGGCTCTCGGTTATGAATTGCCAAAGGCTGAAAGCAAATCAGCGCAAGGTATGGCTAACTTACGCTCTGAACTTAGTGCGCTTAGTGACACTGATATAGTCACGCAAATCGCTGAATTAGCGAAGCAAGGCGCAAGCGGTGACAAAGAAGCGTTAAAACGCGCCACGCAATTAGCAAGCGAAAAGCAAAAACGAGAGAAGCAAGAAGCCAATGCCATTAAAAAGGCAGATAGCAAAGCCACAACCGAGCTAAAAGGCGCATTGAAGCGTTGGATTACAGGGCTTGAGCATGAGCAATTAGCCGCTTTACTATGGGCTAAAAATCACTTTAACGAAGTGACGAAGCTAGCAAAGCAAGCTAAGTAAATTTAGCAAATCAAATCTCCATATTTATGCCCGCTAACCATGCGGGCTTTTTTTTGCCTATTAACTTCGTGCAACTTTGTGAACTTTGTTAAACATACATAGACAAGTTTCACTATGTTATGACCGTGATTAAAAGAGGGCAGATGCACTTGACAATAAAATTACGTAATTACGTAAATATGCATTTTTTCATTGGAGTTA